ATTATCAGCATCTTCAATAGTTGCTTTTGCATTTGGTGATATAACAACTGTTGAAGCAGTAAACCAATCTGAAAGTTGGTCTAATGCATAATTGAGGTCATACTTATATGCTAACATAACATTAGAAATGCGATAAGTAGTATAAAGGTCTTGTGCTGCTGACTTCTCATTGGTATCACAGATAACTGATGGCTCTCTGTCTAATTTATAATTAGTCTTGAGATAAGTAACCATTTCTTGAACTTTACTAGATATTTCTACAATACCTTTCTTTGCTTCTGACCAATCTTTGACTATATAAAGTGTTTTAGTATTTTTATCTGCTACCATTCCTACAACAGCTGCTTTATCTTCATAACCCCAGTCTACTGCTACATAAGCGTGAGAGTAAAGTTTGTTTCTATCTGCTTCTGCTTTGGTATAATGCTTGACATAAATTGCCTCAGTGTCATATGCATACATATCCCCTAGGTATTCACGCTTGATAAAGTTAGACTCTGGACTTACACCAAACATTTCACAAGCTTCTTGAATAACATTATCTTTGTTGGGTATAAATGGATTTTCCATAAATGTCCAATGGTATTTTCTTACATTTCCCTTTTCCCATAACTCCTGAACAAAGCCATTTCTTGTTCTTGGTGGAGTACCTACCATTACTATCTGAGAATCTGCGTAGTCCATAGTTGCTGGGGCAATAATTTCATTCATAAGTTCTCTAAGGTGTCTCATATGTCCACACTCATCACATAGAACTAATGCTAATTTTTCACCTCTGAGTTTATTTACGTCTGCTGCATTATTATTTCCCACTATGAGAATCCAAGAACCATTATCGAATTTTATTTTTCCACCATTTATTGTTCCTGAGTAGTGCAATCCTGCGGCTTCCAAGGCTGTTTCTAGGGGTTTTTGTATCTGTCTTACTGCAGCATCAAAAGAACGGTTTATATATACACAATGCTGGTCTGGTCTACATACTCTTTTTGCAAGCAATCTTCCCATAAGTTCTGTTTTACCAGATCTTCTGGAATTTATTACTATCATAAACTTATCAGTAGAATTATCATAAACTTCCTGCTGTCTGTCATATAATGTATTTCTTATTTGATACTGCTGGAATGCTGTATCTCTTGCCATTGCTTTATTTACTTCTGCGTCAAGTCTTGTTATAAGATCTCCAGAACCAAATATTTTATCAGCCATATATACACCCATTCTACTGTTTGGGTCTTTTTTGGCTTCATCAATGCATTTAGAAATAAATGAAGTAATAAATGTTTTACCAGATGTATCTTTTGAGAATAGTTTGTCTTGAATTGCTTGGTCTATTTCTGGTTGAACTCTTCTAAGTTTACGAGTCATTGCTTCAGAAGCTGAAATCTTTGCTTTTTGCTCTTCTGTTTTTTTTACTCCTTTTTTTGAAGGAAGTCTTTTTGTTTTTTCTTCACTTGACTCACTTTGTATAACACCATCTTTTCTTACTTTCTTAGCAGCCATACTCACCTTCTATCTCCATATCAATTTCCTTATAATTATCTTGAGGAAACTGAACAATATTTTTATCATACCACTTTCTGCTTGGCATATCCAATATGTATCTTACTCTCAAATAGCAGTAAGATGATAATTTTCTTGGACGTACGCCTCTACCTATAAACTTCATACAATACATTGCTGCATCTAATGAAACTTCATCTAAATCTTGAAGTATTATTTTTCTCTGACAGCATATTCTCTTAGTTATATTAGTGCACGCAAAAAGAACAGCAAGAAACATTTTATCCCAGTTTTGCTTTTGTAGTTTTGGATTGGATGAACCATGCCAATAATTTTCATAGGCATTTTGAAAATCCTTTTCATTTTCTTCTACGGTCTTATACTCTTCCATATTTACCATCTCTATTCCATTTGAAAAGCAATAATTCTTCTCCACCTCTTAGGAACTTAGTAACTAACTTCTTATCATCTAATGAATTTGTAAGAATTGGAAGATCGTTTAGATAAGTTACAGTACCTTCTATTCTTATAAGAGTTGGAGAACCATTTACAAGTGCATAATCTGTTCTACAGCTTCTATCATACTTTTTGTAGTATTCTTCTAAATCTACTTTTTCTACTTTTCTATAATCTAAATAAATTGTTTTCATTATTCATCTTCCTTATCATCGTAAATATATTCAAGCTCAAAATCTTCTTGAGCTAGTACACCAAGATAATTACCATCTCTATCAAGTGGCTGTACATAACCTTCTTCATCAACTAATGTAACAATTGGAGTATATCTATTATTTTCATCGTAGCATAATACAATATACTTTTTATATTCTTCTGGCATTTTGAAATCTTTGATAATATAATCAATTACTTCTGTTATGTTTTTAGATTTTGCTAATTCTTCATCTTTAGAAAAGCGTGCAAAATCTGAAATCATATCATTTTCAGTTTTACCTGATAATTTACCAATAGTTACTATACAACTTCCAATAAGGCTACCATAAAGTGTATACTCTTTCAACTTTCTGTCGCTTTCTGCTGATTCTCTGATTTTTGATACTTTATTTGACATTTCTTACTCCTCTTTGAAACAATCATCAAAATTTACTAAGTTTTTACTTTCACAAGTTGGACATTTTCCAATTTTCCACAAATCTTTAGAGTTCACTACTAAAATTGTTCCACAGTCCTTGCACTTCAAAACAATATTATATGATTTTGAGTTCATTTGTAAATCTCCTTGTTACTATTATCTTTGTTTTAGAAATAAAAAAGGGAATGTAGATTTTTTTCTACATTCCCTAAATCGGAGGAAAAAATATGACCACAAAAAGTGAATTTACTATTAGCTTTATTGAAAATAAAAAAGCCAGATTAGAAAACTAATCTGGCTTAGAAGAAAGAAAATGTATTTTACCTCTACTGGCTAAAACAATTCTTTTATAATTTGTTCCATAAGTATTTTATCAAGTGGTAAGGAATTTAGAATCTTATTGAATTCTTCACCTTTTACAGATGAATTATCTTCAACATCTTCTGATTGATATTCAAATAAATCATATCTGTCTTGTATAACTGTATCTACGAGTTCATTATACAAATCGTCTAAGAAAAGATCACCAAAATCTTCTGATAGAGGATTTTCTCCATCAAGTTTATAAGGAACTTTCTGATTATAAAAAAAGAAATTGTTCTGTATTTCTACTGTGTCATAACCATTATAATGAACATAATGGTTTATAAGTCTTACCATATCATCTGTTCTTTCTGACCAAGATAGTATTTCAAATACTGCTTTTATAACATCTATTACTTTTTCATAATAAGCAATTGCTTCTTCTTCTGTTCTTGTAATAGAAGTATTCAAGATGCCAAACTCTTTTTCCCAATCACAAAAGTTAGCTCCATTACCAAAGTAATTTCCAAGTTCCAATCTTACTGTTTCTAAATCTTTTTTCATATCTAATTCTCCTTTATGCTTTTATTATAACATTATCTTGTTTTTTTGTAAAGACTAAAGTTCTATAACTTTTAGATATAAATCTGCAAAATCTCTATCAAACATTTTTCTACACTCTTCAAATTCACTATCACTATTTACTCTTGGAAGAATAGTTGCCAAAGCAAGCCCATCCATTGGAGGAACTATTTTTATTATTTGTAGCTCGCCATTTAGAACTAACCATTGTGTCTCTTTAGTTTTTATGTTCATAATCTTCATAAGGCGGTTTACCATACAATATTTTTCAGTTTTTTCTTTCTGTTTTTTCATTTATATCTCCTTTTATATTGCTATTGTTTCAAGCCAGTCTTCAAAATTTTCTGGTAATTCTTCATCTTCATTATTTATTTCAAAAATAATATTTTGAACTTCTTTTGATTTTTCTTCAATCATTTCTGCAATCTGCTCTTCTGCTGGTGATATATCTTTTGTTAGTTCTTTCACTTTTTTATCTGAAATCTTTTCTTTTTTTACAAAATCAATATTATATGATTTTCCTTGAACTCTTCCATAGTCAAGCTGAATATCTACTTCTTTATCATTATGAATCCAACCTTCATCACGAATTCTGTAATAAGCATCCCTTATTGTTCCTTCAGACCAACAAGAAAGCTTTTTTTCTCCATCTTTACTTATTCCTTTCCAAGTTGGAATCCAGCCTTCTCTTGGCTCAAATGCTTTGAAAAAAATCACCCAATATTTTGTTGTGATGTCTGTTTCTGGATTCTCAAACCATTCTTTATCTACTTTTATAAAACCATAATCAAAATAATGAGTTGCTTCATCTACTGCCGTTAGACGCCAAATAACCCGTCCATTTTTTTCTGTTGCTTGCTCAAAACATTTATAATAATCATCCCAAACTAATGCTCCAATTCTTGGGTTTGGAACTGGTGAATCTTCTACTAATAAGTTTTTTTCATAAAGTTTTGTTTTTACTCTTCCTGCTTGTTTTTCGCTTATACCAAATTTTTTTGCTATTTCTTTATTTGTTATTTTTCTTAGGATGCTATTATTTCTGTATGAAGAAATCTGTTCATGAACAATATAGCAAAGAACAATTGCTTCTGTTGTATTATTTAGTTGTGTAATGACTTCTCGATCTATTTGAATAAATGATTCTTTTTCTGACATATGGTTTCTCCTCGGTAGGTGTTCGATGGGAGCTCCAACACCTACCGAATCACCAAAACCATGTAAAGCAGTTGCAATCTGCTCTACATATTTATCTTGTCACTAATCAAAAAAGTTTGATTAGTGAATACACAAATAATAACAAACACATTTTTGTTTGTCAAGTTTTGTGCTTATACATTTATCTTTATAGTTCTCAAAAAATTGATTTTAGAAAAAGTGGACATCTCACCACACCCTAATTATCAAAAATGGACATCTCACCACACCCTAATGGACATCTCACCACACCCTAATGGACATCTCACCACACATAATAAGAACGTTACTAAGAACGTTACTAAGAACGTTTTGTAATAAGAACTGGGAGTTCGACTTCGTCGAAGATAAACTAACTACTTGTATCTTCAATGAACAAAATAAACAACTGTCAATACGACTTGTATTATCGTGTTCAAAAAAGGATGCTCAACAAAAAACTAAAATGAAGTTGTTCCGCAAAATGACATTTTTTCTTATTTTGTCATTTATTCGAACTATAAAGATAAATGTATAGGAGAAATAAATATGAGATATTCAATGGACAGTTATTTAGAATTAGATGAATACCAGGCTTACTTATTCTTTGAAGTAGTTGCTGGTATAAGAAAGGAAATCAACAAAGGTTCAACAAAAGGAAGGACTTACAATGATTTTATAAAAGCAGGTGTAAAACCAGAAACTATGTCTATGCTAAAAGCAAGCAAGTTTATTACTTGGCATGATAAAAAAGAGCCAGTCTGGATTTCTTGGAAAAATAACATTTATGAAGATAGAACAATAGAAAATCTGTATTGGGAATGGGAGCATCATCTCAATTACAGTCTTCCAATGTTGGAATTTAGAACTATTGACAACTAATAAAGATAATAGTATAATAGGAGGTAAATATGACATACGTACTAATACATTTATTTTGTGCAGCTATTTCAATTCTTTTACAGATGAATGACGGTGGTTGTGAAAATATTTTAGCATTATTATATGTTTTGACTGGTCCACTTGGACTTATTTCAAAATTACTTAGCAAAATTTTATAGGAGGATTTATTATGGCTTACAGTAGAGAGTATTATCTAAAACACAAAGAACAGTATCTTGCAGCTCAAAAAAGATACATTGAGAAAAAAAGAAAAGAAGCAGACCCAGAATGGTTAGAAAAGCAGAATGAGTATATGAAGGAGTATTATAAGAATAATCCAGATCAAAGAGCTAAAAAGCGGGAATATGACAGAAAGTATAGAGAAGAGCATCCCGAATATTTCAAGAAGAAGAATGAAGAATACAAGGAAAGAAGAAAAATAGAAAAAGAAATGAGATAAAATGCCCGCAAATAGGCCTAGAAAGTCCTACAATGCATTCAAATTGGTTCAGTAATGATAAATCATTACTGAATTTTTTATTTTGTATAGGAGATAAAATAATGGAAAATCTACAAGAAAAGTTCAAGAGGTTTTTTGGGGGTATTTGCTATGCTTTTTGTATTTGTAAGAAGTTTCAACCAAAACTTTCAGATGCAGGAATAGCAATGCTTACATTACAAGGGTGGAATAATGGTTTTATTGATGACGATGGATATATTTCTAAGCCATTGGAATTTATAAAACTTGTTTCTGGAAAACAGTTTAGGGATGTAAACAAAGTTCCTTTCAGTAAAGAAAATCTTTCAGAAAATGATAACATTGTAATGTATGAATGGAATGGCGGTACACACTTTGTTATTATGGATAAGAATGCAGATGTGATATTTGACCCTTCTGGTTTTAGTAATTCTGTTAGATACGGAATTCCAGTTTCAATAAGAAAGTTCGTTAGTTGACAATTTTTTTGGAACTTTGTAAGATAAATATGCAGACAGCTAATGTTTGTCATATTTCAAAATGTTATCATTTATAACATTTAGTTCTCCGTTTTTTGGCTGCATAGGTTTGCAGCCTTTTTTATTTACAAGTAAGTAAAAAGTAAGATAATAGAAGAATGTTTGAACTTTATAAGAAAATAATTCACCTTCAATTTCTCGGATATGAAAACCCTTTGATTACAGCAATTCAAATGATGCCTGATTACAAGCACAAAGAGCCAATACCAGAAGAGCAGATAGAAAAGAAAAAAGAATATATGAAACACTATCATCAAGAACATTACAAATTGAAAGGCCCAAAAGGCACTGAAATTTTATGCCTTGAGACACAAGAAGTGTTTGAGTCAGTTAGCAAAGCTGGTGAGATGCTAAACTGCAATCCATCATTGATATTCAGAGCGATGCAACAAAATAATGGTTATTATAAGGGCAGACATTTTGTAAGATTAGATGGAAGAACTGTGGAGGAGATTTTAGAAGATGCAAAAGCAAACCCAAATAAGTACAAATCAAAGACAGGCAAATGAGATAAATAAAATAAATGCAGAAATTGAAGAACTAAAAAAGAAGATGAGACATTTGAAGAAAGAAAAACTTCAACTCCTAAAAAACTTGGCAAAACCGATTTTTTGGAGTATAATAAAGATAAAGATATATAGGAGAAAATAATGTTTGAAGTAGTAGATTTCATTTATAATAATGAAGAAAGAAAAGTTCTATGGGCATAAAATAGAGGACGACCTTGCTGCAAAAGCCCATTTATTGAAGTCAGAACTGGAGAGTATTATTGGCCCAACTACCATTGGTAAAGATATTTTCATTCACGAGTCTAATATCTACCTCTTGGTATGTGAGGAACTTATGAATAGAAATATTGACTTTGCTCAGTGTTATGACGGTTTTTACTTCCGTAAAGGAGAAAGACCAGTTGATATGGCAGAGTTAGTAAAGTCTAAGGCAGAAGAATACTATAGAGTCTATTACAGTAAAGATAACTAATTATATAAGGAGAAATAAATAATGAATAGTGTAATAAAAACAGCATCTGACTCATTTCTGAAAATAGTAGTGTATAGTTCAGAAACATATGAAGACTTGAACAGACCACAACCTTATTATGGTGATAATCCAATACAGGTAATCAGCATTACACCAGTGGGCACTGATAAGTATGGAAATCCTTTATTCTGTTATGAATTGAAGTTTCATAATAACTACTAATTATATACAAGGAGAAAATAATGTTTGAAGTAGTAGATTTCATTTATAATAATGAAGAAAGAAAAGTATTGGTGGATAAGACTGATGGTAATGGAGATATCTACGGGTTCGATTTGAATTTGCTTTCAGAAACGGAAAGAGATATAGTTCTCGAAGCAATAGATATAATATCAAAAAATGCAAAAAATATATACAGACACTTCAAGAAGGATAAAATAAAAACAAATGGTAATGTAAAAAATCCAGAAGCAAAAAATGAAGAAAAATCAAAAAAGTTTGAGGTTTGATTTTCTTGACAAAAATACAAGATAATGTTATAATTATAGTATAAGAAAGATAAAGATAATTATAGGAGAACGGGATATGAAGAAATTTATTATTACAATTACATTACTTATTGCATTGGTTGGCTCAGTTTTTGCAAAACCAAAAGTCGCTCTTACCGTTACAGATGTTGACGGTTATAGCTCTACAGTATGGGATACATCATTTGATGTAAAGTGGACAACTTATGAAAAGCCATATTTTGAATTTTTAGAAGAACAAATTGCGGATTTTACAAAAGTAGTTATAACGAAAGCTGATGTATCAGAAATGCCTGAGGATTTAGTATTTCTTCTCAATGAATATGGATATACAATCCATTATGAAAATGGCTATTTGAGTATGATTGACTATTTAGTAGAAAATACTGTTTGGACAATTTTATTCTAAGGAGGTATAAAATGAAGAAATTAGTTGTAATATTTTTAGCCAGCCTTCTTACAATTTATGCAGTGCACGCCAATCCATTGAACTATATTCAAGAAAGAGGTTGGAAAGAAACAGAGAAAACTAAAGAAATGAATTTGAAATATCACCACGCCTATATCCTTGAAGGAAAAGCATTTTTGATGTGGAGTCAAAATGGCGATAAATATTTCATTTATGTATATTCTACAGATGATGAAGAATATGCAGTCTATGTTTCCAAAAAATTTGAAGATGTTTTGAAAGCTATGAGAAGCGTATCAAAACATCAAGTCCCAGATGTAGACTGGATATTCACAAAAGATTTCAAAGAGGTGATAAGATGATTATATTGAAAATTGCATTATGTGTTTTAGTTGCAGGGATATTAGGATTTTTAGGATTGTTTTTATATTGCATGCTTGTTGATTGGAAGCATACACGAAAGGATGAAGGTGAATCTGAAATCTAAAAAAAGGCTACTCTTTTGAGTAGCCTTTTTTATTTTATACCGAGAACTTACTATTACTTGGAGTTGAAGTCTTATTATCCATGATATGTGGAATAATCTTCATAATAGAACTATCTGTTTTTACAGTCAATCTAATTCCCTGTCCTTTTATCAATCTTGGAGAGAATGAAAGTAATACACTGTGGCTCCATTTATCCCAATCATTACTATTGATATGAAGTTTCTTTTCTTCTGCTTGAGTA